TGATGATGACGATGCACTCGAAGCATTGTGGAAGAAGCAGTATTCACTTGCTGCTGTTACTGCACCAGACCAGTTCAAGTCATATGATGACCTGAAGAAGCGTTTGGATTATGTTTTAGGACATAAAAAATCCACTCGTCGTGCAGATGAAGAATTATTTGATGAAGATAATTCTCGTGGAACAGTGAGTGCTGACTATCCATCATCTAAACCAGATTTTGCTAGTCGAAAAGCAGAGCAAACAGTAACTGCTGCTGTCTCTTCTTCTAGTTCTGATGAAGATGATGCATTAAGTTATTTTCAGAAATTAGCTGAGGAGTAACTACTGATATAGTCTAATATTTTCAGCAACTTTAAGGGTTTCATTCAAGTATTGAGTGGAACCTTTTTTGTATTTCATCATATTGTCTAAATCATCTCTTACAATAGTGAGATATTTTGATTTAAGTAAGAAAATATTTCTTTTTGCGTCTTCTATTTTTTCTTCATGTTGATAGTTAGTAACTTCTACAACTATATCTGATGATGATTTAGTTATTTCTCCACCAAGATACCAATCATAATATGTAACTGAGTAGTCAGATTCTACTTGTAAACCCTCTGGAACTACCACTGCGTCCACTGAGTTTTTGCATTCTTTTGTTTCATAATGATGAACAGCATTTAATTTTTCATAAGTTTCATATTTTTCTAAGACAAATCTATCAAAATCTCTTTGAGGTAATGGCCATTCGGTTTGAATATTAATAATGTTGTTAGATAAAAGAACTACCCAATCTAAATCAGGATCATCATAAAATTTATTAGCAACGTTATCTGGTCTATCATCACCTTCAATTTCATACTTGGTAAAAATAGTTAGATCCTGAAAGATATCCTCTGATAATTTGCCTTTTTTAAAAAGATTTTTGACTGTGATATAATCTGATATCTTAGCATCAGGAAGTCTACTAACATACTCAAAATCTGGAACTTGTCTGAAATAATTTGACATCTTAGTAACCTATAACTGGTGGAACAAATTCTGATCCACTAGCAGAACTGAATGAATCATTGCTATCATAATCATCGTTGAATACTGGTTCAAGTTCTGTAAATTGCATTTGCATCTCATAAGCAGTTGGAACACCATCTGAGTATGTTGAATACTGACCTTCAGGAGCATAATTAACTGTTAAATTTTGAAGAGCACATTCTTTAAATAGATTTAAAAAGGGATGAGGTGAACTCCTGTGAAGATATTGTAAACGAAAAGTAAATGGACTTTTAAGAAATAGATATGAAGCACTTTTAATCGGAGCCATTGCTTGCTTAAATGTTCTAATAATTTGCACCACCTCTTTTGCTTCTCTTTCACTACGAGGAGCTAGTTTAAACGTAAAGTTGAATGGTCGGAGAGAAGGTTTTTTAAATAATAATTCCATGTTAGGATTCATTATATTTCCAGTTGCCCTAGTTAAAAGAGATTGACCTTTACCTCCTGTTGCTGCTTGAACAATAGCAGTGCTTAATGCTCCTTTTACATCTTCTTTGTTTTTTTGTACTCCACTTGCAGTTCTAGTGATAGAACCAGCGAGATCCTGTCCACCTGTAAGAAATTCTAATCCTATATTTGCGATAGCAGCATCAAGAGCACTCATACTATCTTCTCCCCACTCACATGCATTAGCATCCGAAACAGTACCAGGAATAGGAAGCACTACTGTTCCTGCGATTCTCCTTTCTTTTATGATGTCTCGATCTCCAAAGAAATCAAGACTACCTTCCTTTGCTTTGAATCCTCTGGCTTTATATTCTAGTATGGTAAATTTAATTACATCTTGATCAGTTTTTCTCAGAGTAACTGGGTAAACGAAGTCACCAAAATTTTCTCTTGTTCCTTTTTTTGCCTTTGTTGCTTTCGCTGATTCTCCAGTAATAAAGTTTTTAGTTAAATCATCATCAACTTCTTGATTACTTTTTCCTAAATTAGCTGCTTCTTTCCTTGCCTCTGTAACATTTTTTCCTTCTTCTACTTTACTTTGCACTACTGTATTTTCTGCTTGTTGTCTGATTAGTTTTTTTCCATCTGGTGTAGTAAAAAAATCTTCTTCAAATCCTCTAGCACCTTTTGTGAAAGTTCTATCAGGAGTAAAAACATCTGTTTGAGGATCAAGGAATCCTACTTTTCTATCCTGACCAAACTCTTCATTCCATACTTCCATTCTACCTTTATTTGGTTCGTCTTTTTTGACTTGCATAAAATATTTTTCATTCTTTCCTCTACCTGATGGTATGGCAAGAAATCTATTTTTTACGGCATCGCTACCAAAATAACCTGCTTGGGCTGTCATTGGAATATTATTTTTAGTTATTTAGGAGGAATTTCGCATAAGGTATAGCAAGTAGGTCATCGAGTTCATTATATTGCACAACATATAGTTGTCCTGCCAGTTCTTCCCATGTATAATTTCTATATTTCTGCCAATGAAAGTTAAGTCCTCTGAATCCCCATGAAAATAAATCTACACAAGCGATCAAAGGATGCTGATCGTAGGTTATGTTAGGAGTTTTGGCATTATAAACAAAGGTATAAAATTTTCCCACCTCAGGTATGGGTTCTACTGTATTATTAAGAGCTTGCATAATTTCTAACATCATTTCTTCTGGATCATTGGTTTTATTATTAATTTCACTGAGAAATTGTTTTACACGATTATCCTCCGCTTCCTGTGCAGCATTAAAACCAAAACTATCTGCCATGATGGATACCTAATTCCTTTTCTGTGATGATTTTAAATTCAACTCTTTTATCTTTACACCATTCATCTGCTGCTTTCCATTTGGCTTGGTTAGTAGCATAGGTTTTACATTCGTAGATATATGATTGAGTCACTTTTTTTCTTTTCTTTGGTGGTCGTGTTTGTTTTGCAGGTTTAACTTCGATTACATATGTTTTAACTTGACCATTGTTTTCTTTTACTTTGATAATAAAATCTGGAAAGTAACGACGGGTCTTGCCATCAGGAGCACGATATGGTATCCAAAATTCTTCACTACCCCACTCTATAATGTTTTCATTCAAGTCACACCAACTACAAAATTTATTTTCCCAACTACTACGACATATGATATTAGATATATCACCCTTATACTTCTTAGGAAATCTAGGTTTGTAGATACTTTTCTTACTTTCAGCCATATATATTATATAAGGTAAAAATTATTTATAAATGGGAACCAAGACTTCAATAGCAACAATCAAGTCTACTCTTCTTCAACCAGCACTTACCTCTTTCTTTGAGGTAAAAATTGGAATTCCTACGGGACTTTCAAGTTGGTTAGGTATTAGAGAAAGAGATTTAAATTTATTATGCTCAGAAGTGGATCTTCCAGGTTCGCAGTTAGTGACAACCGATATAACTAATGATTTTCATGGAGTTACTGAGAGACGAGCATACAGAAGAGTTTTTGAGGAGGAAACTAATTTTACTTTCTATGTAGATTCGACTGACTATACCCCTGTTAAATTTTTTGAGAGGTGGATTGAATATATTAGTAATGGAGTTGGTGATGAAGCGTCTCCTGAAGACTTGCAGCAAAATAATTATTTTTATAGGATGAGATATCCTGATGGTGATGAAGGATACGCTGCTCAACAGGGACTGCAAGTTAGAAAATTTGAAAGAGATTTGAAATATACTGGACTAACATATAAATTTGTGAAGAGTTATCCAGTATCCATAACTTCAATGCCTGTTTCTTATGATGGGTCTGACATATTAAAATGCACTGTTGCGATGACTTATATTAGGTATGTTATCAATCAAGGAAATTGGGAGTGGTCACCATCATTATCTAAGAGTCTTGGGAATATATTTAATCCTTTTACTCAATCTCAATTTAATGTAGGAGGATTTACTGGGATGACTGCTAACTTAGTTAATTCTGTTGTAGATAATGCAACAGGAAGTGATTTTGCAGGAGATGTAGTAGGAGGAATAGCAGGAAGATTGCTCAGAGGTTTATAAATACTCGCTAAATAATTATACTGAATTGTACTTGGGACATTATGCCTTTACCAAAAATTGCAACTCCAACGTATGAATTGGAGTTACCTTCGACAGAACAAACTGTTAGATACAGACCATTTCTTGTCAAAGAAGAAAAACTTTTAGTTCTTGCATTAGAAACAGAAGATACTAAACAGATTACAACTGCGATTAAAACCGTTCTTAAAAGTTGTGTTCTTACAAAAGGAATTAAAGTAGAACAACTTCCTACATTTGATATTGAATATTTGTTCCTTAATATTCGTGGCAAATCTGTTGGTGAAGAATTGGAAGTGAAAGTTATTTGTCCTGATGATGAAAAAACAGAAGTCCCTATCACTATTGATTTGGATGCAGTTAAAGTTCAAAAAAATGAGGGACATAATAAACAACTCAAATTAGATGATACTTTGATGATGGAGATGAGGTATCCTTCACTCGATCAATTTATTAAAAATAATTTTGATTTTAAAGATGAAAATCAAATGGAACAATCTTTTGATCTCATTGGTAGTTGTATTGATAAAATTTATAATGAGGATGAAGTTTGGGCAACAGCAGATTGTACCAAAAAAGAAGTGAAAGAGTTTCTTGAATCCATGAACTCATCTCAGTTTAAGGATATTGAAAAATTCTTTGAGACTATGCCTAAATTATCTCATACTATTAAGGTTAAGAATCCTAAGACAAAGGTTGAAAGTGAAGTAGTGCTTGAGGGATTAGCGTCTTTTTTCGCTTGAGCATGGCATATATGAATCTGGAAGGTTATTTCAGACTCAATTTTGCCTTGATGCAGTACCATAAATATAGCTTAACAGAGATTGAAAATATGATGCCTTGGGAACGAGACATCTATGTGGGTCTTCTCCAACAACATCTTGAGGAAGAAGAACTAAAACAAAAACAAAGATCTAATGGCTAGCACCAATAAAAATCTAATACAATCTCTAAGGAGTGCTCACGATCCTCATTTTAAGTTAGAGGGGAGAGTTGAGGAGCTTGAAAAAAATATTCCTATTCAAATTGCTCAGTTACATAAGACATTGAGTAAGTCCTTTGGAATGCAAAGGAAAACTTTGATGAGAGTTCTTGGACTTGAAAAAAAACTTGCTGAATTAGAAGCATCAAAACAACAATCACAGGAAGCAGAACAAGAGATAGAAGATGTAATAGAAGATGTAATAGATGATGTACAGGATGCAGTGGATGAGACAGCAGATGTAATAGATGAGGAGATACCAGAAGAATTAGATAATGTATTGAATGATATACGTGAAGAGGAAGAGGTAGGTGATGATGATGCATCAAACGCAACTCCAACGACAAGCACAGCAACAAAACCAAAACCTAAGAGGAAAAGACTTAGAATTAAAAAGAAAAAAATTAGTGGTAGTGATTTAAAGAAAGGTAGTAGTCAAGAGACAGAGACAGAAGAACAAAAAAAAATTAGTAGTGAGGATTTAAAGAAAGGTAGTAGTCAAGAGACAGTAGAAAAAATTGAATCTAGGGTTTCCGATAATGAAAAGAAGATTGAATTAGTAAAGAACATACTTAAAGCTCAGAAGAGTGATTTGGCAGAGAAGTTACGTAGTTTAGAAACAGAAACCGAATCAGAAACCGAATCAGAATCAAAACAGCAGCAAATGTCAAGTCCTTTATTGGAATCTCTTCAAGCAATCGCTGCTACCACTGAGTCTATTCGTGATACTTTAATACAGAAGCAAGATAATGATAAAGATATTATGGAGGACATACGTATTGATCAGGAAAAAGCAGATGCAGATAAACAAGAAAAAGGATTAGAGAATACAAAACCAAAACCTCTTGCAAAGTTAGGGGAGAAAATTGCTGCACCTGTGGTGGGTTTATTTGGAAAGATTTTTAATTTTATCAAAACTTTATTTCTTGGAAAATTTTTAATGAATTTCTTGGATTGGTTTGGTAATCCTGAGAATCAAGGAAAGATACAGAGTTTAATTAAATTTGTTGGAGATTATTGGCCTGCTTTAACAGCAGCAGTGTTGTTATTTGGAACGGGATTTGGTGGTTTAGTTTCAGGATTACTTACGTCATTGGCAGCTTTTATCCCTAAGATGATAGCAGCAGTGGCAACCATGAATCCTCTACTAGCAATAGGATTAGGAGCTGGTGCTCTTGTGTTAGGTGCTAAGGCTTTGGATGGAGATTTTAATAAGAATAAAGAAACAACAGAGGAAGAAAAAACTAAAAATAAAGAAAAGGTGGATAAGGTTAATAAGATGGGTGTATTATCAATGAATGAAGGTGGACAAGTTCCTGGTTCTGGTAATAAAGATACAGTTCCTGCGGTATTGACTCCAGGTGAATTTGTAGTTACTAAGGGTGCAGTTGAAAAGTTTGGTACTGATACATTAGAGGGTATGAATGCTGCTGCTGGTGGAACTAATAAACCAGCTCCTATGACTCAAGAACAATTTATAGAAGCGTCTATGCCTGGAATGCAAATGTTTATGAATCAACAGAACGCAGCAGTTGATGAAGATCCTGAAGCATTCAATGGTATTAAATTAGAGTTGGATAGAGATGGAAAGATGCCAAACTTTGGTGAGTTCGTTTACAATCAAGGTGAGGCTGAATTCAATAAAGGACTTGAAATGCTTCGTAATAATGAGGCAGTGCCTCCAGAAATTAAGGAAGCACTTATTAAAAAAGCACTTTTTATTAGAAGACAAACACTGGATGATCCTAACTTCAAAGGAGAGGTAGCATTTGATATTAACAAAGATATTCCAGGCACAGCAGCAAATAGATTATTTTTAAGAGCACAAGCAGATACCACTAGTCCCGCAGCTATGGCAGGATTATCTGCTCGTGATAGAGCATTAGCGATGAATAGGAGGGGAATGAATCGTGGTGGATTGGTTCAAGGATTCCAAAGTGGTGGTTTAGTGACAGGTAAAAGTAAGATGTATAATATAAAATCTAGGGAACCAAACAATACCGTGATATCATATAATCAAGAAGTAAATAAAGATAAACAAAAGTCTAAACCAACTGGTGGTGGTAATGAGATACCTTCTTTTGATGTGGCTCCGATAAGGGATCCTATGAAAATGACCACCTTACAAATAGTATTGTTCTGATATGGCACTAGGACTCGTAACAAAAGGATTAATGGGTGCTGGTAAGGTGGCAAGTGGTGCGAAGATGGCAAAAAATATCTTTAAAAGGAAAGGTGGAAAGGACGCACCTGATATTCCTGCATCTGAACAAACAGTTGATGTAAAAGCAACAACTGTTCAACCTACCACTCCCTTAGTGCCTACCATAGGTTCCATAGATGCAACAGATATTAGTAAACCAACTTCTCCCATAGGAACGGAGGACTTAGAAGGAACTGCTTTCAGAATTAAAACCACATTGGTGGATGTTGATACCTTACTTAAAGGATCCTTTGCATTAGATAAGATAAGAGAGGAGGAAAGGAAGAAGAAAGAAAGTAAGGAAGCAAGGAAGAATCAAGAGAAAGAATTAGAAAGTGATGCTAAAAAGAATGCTAAGAAGTCTGGACTTGGTAGACTCATACCTACTAAAGCAAAGAGTATATTTGGAAACATCATAAACTTTTTTGTTACCTTATTGTTAGGTAAAATTTTGATGGGTTTGCTTAATAACATAGGAATGTTTACAAAACTCGCCACGACATTAGCAGCAGTGGTAAATTTCGTTGTGGAGTTGGGTAGTAAACTAATAAATGTTTTCGTCACTTTAATTGATTTTGGATATAATATTGTTACAGGATTGCGAGATAAGGTAGGAGATTTGTTTGGCGAAAAAGGGATGGAATTATTTGATAAATTTGGTAACGTCTTTAAAACTCTTATTAATACTGCTTTGATTGCAGCAATGGTGGGACCAACAATTGCAAAATCAATTAAAGCATTTAAGGCTGCAAAACTAGCAGCGACAGGAGCGAAAGCAATAACAACAACAGCAACAACAACAGCGACAGCGACAGGAACAACTGGCACAGCAGCAACAGCAGGAGGTATAGGAGCAGGTGCAGCTGCTGGAATTGTGGCAGGTGTTGGTTTACTTGCCTCTGGTCTTGGTGAGGGTGCATTTCAACTTACAAAAATAGGTCAAGGGTTTGTAGATTTCTGGGAAAAATCATATAAAGAAAAGAGTATATTCGATCCAAGAAGACTTCTTGATTTTGGAATCTTTAAGATTATGCAAGTTCTTAATTTAGGTTTAGGAAATTTGGGTGTACTGTTGGATATTATTGGAGCACCCTTCAGATATTTGATCGAGTTGATTCGATATCCTTTCCTTGATGAAGCAGGTAAAGCAAAGCAGAGAGAAAATCTTGCTAAGTTTGACGCAAGAATCCGAGAACAATTTAGAAAAACTTTGAATTTCTTCACCCTTGGATTGGCGTTTAAGGAAGAGGGATCTTTTGGAAGTCTTTATGGTGAAGAAGGAACAGGTGGTATGAATTATGATGCATCTGCTAAGGTAAAAAATAAAAAAGCTGATGATGTGCTTGATACAATTAATCCACCAAAAAAATCTGATGATGTGCTTGATGTAATTAATCTACCAAAAAAATCTGGTGATAGTAATAGAGTTATGGGAAATCAAAATACCACCAAATATAATGGTGTTGATAGTTATACTTCTTATGAGGAAGGAGGAACAACAACCTATGTGATTTCTCAACGAGCATCCTCTGGTGAAATGGAAACTGATAGTGAAGGTAGTGCAGGGACTTTGAAATTATTAGAAGGAATGATGGCAACTAAATCTGGTTCTGAATCAGATAAGTCTTATGAAGTTTTAGCAAAACGTTAAATATAAGTAGGAGGAATTAATCTTATGTCATTCGCAGGACTCACACAATCAGATACTAAATTTCTTTCGGATTTACAAAAGAAAAAAGATATAGAAAAAGAAAATAGAAGATCAGGTGATGTAAAAGCCGCTGAACCTTGTGATGTTGAAAAAATAACTATAATATCCTCAAAAAATCCCGATGACA